CACTGATCTTATGAGATTCTTCTAAAAATCTTCCATAAGACGACTAACAACCACTAAACTCGCTTCTTAATGAAAGTCCATACAATTTCGGTAAAAACCTAGACATAAGACGCACACTAGTAACAAATGTCCCTGTGTACGAATGATCTGCTTTTTCGCAATTGAGTGATCAACTCAACCATGTACTTTTTTTTTATAAAAAGTTTATCGACTTTTTTTTCGGTCTATTGGTTTGCAACAAAGCACTGGACAACTCAACCTCGTCAACCAACCAACTCTGGTTGTGAAAAAAAAGAGAAGTATGCATTCTTATCTGCACGCACCTTTGACAACGCCCTAGCCATGCCGTACAGGGGCTTCCTCAAACCATAATGAACTGCTGCAGCCTCAGCAACAGCAGACACAGCCAACTCATTGTCATAATGGCGAAGATCTGCACGCATTGACACCCAACGATCCATCATAGACACTGAAGTGTCCCCAATCCATATGGGACTGCACAATGACTGCACCCTTGGCCATGGGTCAGCCACCTCAACCCATCTACCACACAACTTCAACCAGAAAGCCTTGCAAAAGTACCTAACATTGACCGTATTGAACTTTGTGGACAAGTTGAAAATCAACCCAACACGTCCCACTGCAGTCTCCACTCTTGTGGGCCTAGAGACCTCTGCGTCAACATCATCACCTTTAATTTGCAGTGCTACAATTTCCCCCCGCTTCACCTCCGCCGCAACAACTAAGGCCACCAACGTGACCAACCCATTCCTAAGCAAGGTCTTCCAGAGACCAGAAACTCCAGTCAAAACCATACTGATGATGACTCCGAACATCATGGACATGGCTTTTTTTTTTCCATGTGTCTCTTCCCACCGCCCTAAAGTTTCCTCGCTCAAGCCCATGCGACGATAGAGCGCCAATTCGAACCGAAGTAACGGGTGTTCCTGAGAACGATCAAAGGCCTTACTATCAACCGTATAACAATACGATCTAGGAGTGGCCTTTCTCACAGGCTCCCTACTATTGTACCACTCCTCAGCCTGCTCCGAAGACCACTGAGGATTGAGCTTAATAGACGGTAACAAACACTCATCCAGACAATTCTTGAATCGCCGAGTCTGTGCCGAATAGATTGCATTAGTGCTGGCCTCAGACAAATACATTATCGTCTGTGAGTGATCAACCCTCGACTCAGATCCAACTTCACGGGCAGGTTTAACCTTTCCTTTTGCCATCAACAACCACCTATCCAAGGAAACTTCCCCCTCAACAAAGAACTCACTTAACATCCCTTTCACCTTCTTCTCGTCCACACCCGCCAAGAAATCAACAATGTCTTCCTCATTAGACTTCCACATTCCTGAATTCAAATGTCGCTCAACAATTTCTTGCCAATCATCCCTAAAACACACGCTTATAAACTTGTCCACAGCGTTATCAGGGAGAGCATCCAAATCAACAGTTCCCCTGCTACTAGGAATTCCAACATTTCGCTTAAAGACCGCACCCAACAAAGCCGCCTGTGAGGGTACTCGATTTCCTTCAACTCCCGCATCCACC